CAAGTCATCGGCGGCATTCGCTATCCACACCTGCGTGACCCTGCCTTGCGTGAGCAGTTAGGTGTGGTAGAGGTAGCAGACCCAGAGCAGTATGACCAGCGGTTCTATTGGTCTCCGACATTGCCTAAGCTGCTAGATGACCGTGAGGAGTCTGACGAGGAAGGTAATCCTCTTTATGTCAAAGTCTTGGGCACAGTCGATGGTGAGCCTGCAATGGTTGACTCAGCAGAGCGTCTGGTAACCAAAGGACTCAAGAGCCAATGGATTGCACAGGTCAAGGATACGGCTGGCAAGATGCTGGCACAGACTGACTGGATGGTGGTCAGGAAGGCAGAGCGCAACGTAGACATTCCCGCCACGGTAGTTGCTAAACGTGCGGCTATCGTGGCTGAGTGCGACAGGCTAGAGACTGCGATTGCGGCTTGCGCTGTGGTTGAGGAACTGATTGTGGTAGTTAGCAACCAGAGCTGGGGTGAATAATGGCAACGATTGTCGAGGTCAAGGGGCAACTCGATACGCACGAAGCGGTATGCGCCGAGCGATACCTTGGCATTAACGCTAGGCTAAAAAGATTAGAGCAGATACTCATTGGGTCTGCCGGGTTCATAATCATTTTACTGCTAAGCCTAGTGATTAAGTGACGACAATAGCTGCCAGCCTAGTCCATAAACAGATAGCGGCTGACAGTATGTGCAGCGGCGAGGGCAGCTATTACTCTGTCTGCAAGTTGCGCCAATGGAAAGATGGCGTAGCCGGAGCCGCCGGAGATTGGGTTCAGATCCTAAAATTTTTTAACTCCATCGAGCACGGTGGAGATCTAGATTCAGACTGCGATGTCGAATGTATGGAGCTTAGAGCTGATGGCATTTGGGTGTACGAAAGTACCATCATCCCTGCTTGCATCAAAGAACCTTTCTATGCGATTGGCACAGGATCAGCATACGCCTTAGCGGCTATGCACCTGGGCAAGTCGCCAAAGGAAGCCGTCGAAATCGCTGCTCTGTTTGACCCCGCTACTCGCGGGCCGATAGACGTGGTAACAATAGGCGGGAAAAAAATTGGCACTAAAAAGAATCTCTGACGACGAAATCATTACGGCGATGAAACGGTTTGGCAGCACTAAGCTGGCTGCCGAACACGTTGGTATGTCTGTGAGGGCATTGGCTGGACGCAAGGCCAAGATCCAATCTACCCTAGGCATATCCCTGCCAACCTACAACGCACCGCAGACTGTATATAAAGTCACAACCATACCGGAAAACCGTAGGGTCATAGAGCATAAGGTACACACTGGCATGGTGTTCATAGCTAGTGACTGCCACTACTGGCCAGGTGAGGAGACGGTAGCCCACAAGGCTTTCGTCAAACTGATAACCGAGTTCAAGCCGCAGACTTTGATCCTCAATGGCGATGTGTTTGATGGCGCCAGGATCAGTCGCTTCCCCGCCTTGATGGGTACAGAACCTCCGACCCCAAAGAAGGAGATTGAAGCCTGCCAAGACCGGCTGCATGAGATAGCCAACGCATCTAAGAACGCAACTAAACTGTGGACGTATGGCAACCATGACGTGCGCTTGTTTAACTACATTGCCGCCCATGCTCCAGACCTGTCCGAGTTCAGCAACCTGTGGGATTACTTCCCCGGTTGGCATACTGGATGGCGTGTAGATATCAATGACTCCTTGATCGTCAAGCATCGCTGGCACAACGGTATCCACAGTACGTGGAATAATGCGCTCAAGTCAGGTAGGTCAATCGTTACTGGCCACTTGCACCAGCTCAAGATCACACCGTTCTCAGACTACGATGGCCGCAGATGGGGTGTAGATTCTGGCACGCTGGCTGAGCCATACGGGGATCAGTTTACCTACACGGAAATGAACCCGGTCAACTGGTGCTCGGGCTTCTGCGTGCTGACATTCAAGGACGGGATGATGCTACCTCCTGAACTGTGCGAGGTCATCAATGGCGACGCTTACTTTAGGGGACAGAAGGTCTAGCATGGATGAGTTAGTAACATCGGCAAAGGGTGCAACGCAGAGCATCAAGAGTGCGTTAGCCGCAGGCAAAGAGATTGAGTCGGTCGTTACTGACATTCAAAAGCTAGGCGTCGCTGAGCTACAAGCTAAGCAGCAGTTCCAAAAGAAACAAAGGATAGTCAAAGGTGACACCACAATCCTCACAGCCTTTGCGGAGTGGCGCAGATTGAAAGAGATCAAGGAAGCAGAGAACGACTTGTTCCAACAGCTCGTAGAAAGATACGGCAAGGACAAGGCAGAGCATGAGTGGAAGGATATCCAGGCCATCAAGGATCGTCAGATCAAGGAGGTCAAGGAAGGACGTGACGAGATGGGCCGTGACCTAAAGAAGCTGCGTGAGCTGAAGGTCATGTGCTTTGTAGCCTCGCTAATTATTGTAACAACCTATTACATTTTTAAAGGACACCTGTAATGCTATCTCTTATCTCTACCCTCGGCGGTCTACTAATCTCTGGTCTACCTCGCGTCTTAGATTTTTTCCAAGATAAATCAGACAAGGCACATGAGAAGGAGCTAGCCAAGATCCAAACCGAGCGTGAGCTGGCACTTGCAGAGCGTGGCTTTATTGCACAGCAAAAGATTGAGGAAATCAGGACTGACCAAGTGGCCATGCAGACTGAGGCTCAGATGCAGAACGCTGCGCTCGACCACGACAAGAAGGTTATGGAACGTGCGTCAACCTGGGTGGTCAACTACGTTGGCACGGTGCGCCCAACTGTAACGTACATCTTTGTGCTGGAGCTGGTGGCCATCAATGCTTGGCTGGCCTGGAACATCTTCACCATGCCTCACTTGGTAGCATCGGTTGGCGACGTGGAGAAGGTGGCAGAGCTGATCTTCTCAAGCGACGAAATGGCCATGCTGGGTGGCATCATTGGCTTCTGGTTTGGAAGCCGAGGCTGGGCTAAGAAGTGAAGGTAAGCAAGGATGCCATCGAAGGAATCAAGAAAGACGAGGGGGTACGACTTCGTCCCTATCGCTGTCCTGCTTTACTGTGGACTGTTGGCGTTGGTCATGTTATCGATCCTAATCACATAAGGGTAAAGCTAGATGAACGCAAAGGATTGGCAATCCCTGATGGGTGGGATCGAACTATCACAATGGATGAGGTCAATGACATACTTGCAAAAGACCTCGCTACGTTTGAGCGAGGCGTACTTAGACTATGTCCAGAAGGACTTACCCAAGGTCGCTTCGATGCTCTTGTATCCTTCAGCTTCAACGTCGGACTAGGTAACCTCCAACGCTCAACGATTCGGATGAAGCATAACCGTGGTGAGTTTGAGGACGCTGCTGAGTCGTTCATGCAATGGACAAAGGCCGGAGGCAAAGAGCTCCCCGGCCTTGTCAAACGTCGCAAGCATGAGCGTGCGCTATACCTGTCAAATTCCTAACTCGTCCTTGCGCTTGGCGTAAGCCTGCGTGTGGACTAGCCGGTTCTCCATAGTCATAGCCTTGAACGCCGCTTTGTTAGCCTCTCGCAGTGAGTCTAGCTTGGCCAGCTTGTCTGCCGGTGACAGCTTGGTGGCCATGACCTTAGCGCACAGCTCGTCGTAGAATTCTGACCATTCCTTCTCGGTAGCAAACGACTGCTTGTCCCTGCCTGGTATGTGCATATCCCAGCCTGCGCTTTGCGGTTCCTCTGTAACATCTTCCGGCGCATCTAACACCTCAGTTGTTATAACCTCTGGCTCGTTTACAAATGCCGTGTCTGGAATGTCGTCCTCGTCAATCTCTGGTGACCAAGTTCCATTGAAATTTTCTGGCTGAGAAACCGGCGCAGGTAATGCGTCCAATGGGTTAGCTGGTTTTACAGGCGTAACGTCCTTGGATTGATGGTCTGACGGGTAGTCTTGAGCTTCTTCTGCTGTAATCAAACCCTTCAGCACGTCAGGAAACGCATCCCGCAAGGCAAAACCACGAGCTCGCATCTGCATCATTCGCTTTGGGTAGGCTGTCCACGGGCCTTGCTTGCCCCATAGACCTGCACGCTTGGCATCCTCGACTGAGAACTTGGCCACGACTGGCTTTCTGCCCTTGCGCTTTGCAATACAGATGGCAATAGGGTTGGCCGTGCCTTCGTTCTCAAAGTATTCCTCAACGTCCTCGCAGACTGCGCTGGCCTGGACTAAGGCCATAGCTGCATCGCCGTACACGCTAGGTTTTCCATTGATCACTGCGATATTTTGCAGAGCTTGCATGGGTGCTAGACCAATCTCACGACCCCATTGGCAGGCAACCATGACATCCTCTGCCTTGCCTTGGTACTGGCGCGGCACCATGCTAGACCGAGCAAGCATCTCGCTAAACTTCATCGCCTCGTCCAGAGTGGTAGGCGCAAAACCTTGACTGACTAAGTTACTCATTTTTTCTCCTCTAATGTTTGATTTAATAACTTAATATATTTTTTGCAATCTTTTTGTACGTACCAAGCTAGTTTTCTAGCATCTATGTGGAACATAGAATCTTTTCTTATTTCTTTACAGCCGCCCCGTATTTTTTGGAATCCTAGCAACGCTTCCTCAGCGGCTTTGCGTAGGTCGCTCATCGTTTAGCCTCCTTGATTGTTAGTGTTGACTGGCGCACAGAGCGAGCCTGAGTAGCAGGAACTATACGCTCGGGCTGCGCCTTGTAGTGGCGCATGGGCCAGCGGATTTCGTATGACCCCACTCGCGCACATGGTGCCTCTTTTAATTTTTCCTTGAGGGCCTTCTCTAGCTCGTCAATTCGATTTTCGGCTGCCTTGATTTTGTCTTTTTCAATTTGCAAATCCAAAATCAGATTTTCGTCGGCGGCCGGTAGCCATAGTGGGTCTGCATCCTCGTCCGCGACCGCCCAGGTGCGGTTTGCGTCGGCTGAGTCTC